ACAACATTAACACAACAAGATGTTTTAGATATATATGCAAATGCGAGTATTGATGTAGAAACTAGATTGGATGTATCCGCGCCAAATGTTTTAAATAATCTTACAGGAGCAGGGCAGGTTTTATTAACGGGAGGGCAAGACATAATATACGATCCCGCAGTTACAATTACTGATTACACAGGGCATGACATCAAGAATGCTTACAATCATGCAGATAATGCTATTCATGCATTGATTGGTGTTGTAGTTGCAGACCAAAATTACTCATTAACTTCGGAGATTACTGCAAATCTTGCAGGAGGTCAGGACGCAGGCGATCCAATCTTAACAAGGGGTTTATATGCAGGGCAGACTGAAATTGATCTTCTGGCACTCAGGAGCGATTTACAAAAGGCATTAAAGGAATTAGCATCGGGTAAACAAATAATTTCAGTTACGATAGGAGGAAAGCAAGTTACAAAAAAATTACCTGAGTTTGGCGAGCTGAAGCAAGAATTGGCTAGTGTCATGACGGCACTTATGCAATTAGACCCTACAAAATATGGTAAGCCACGAAGAAGATTTTTGATGGATCACAGAAGGCGTTAATATGATAAATATATTTAAGAAAAAAATGCCTACAAGAAGGCAAAGTTTAGCCAAGCGTAACGACATAAGGGCAAAAGGAGGCACATTTATTGACGGGCTTGGAAGGAGTGATCCCAATCGCCAAAGTATCCCGTTTTATTTTCGGCAAAAAGATCCAATACCAAAATGGGAACGAGTAGAACTCATAGAGATGGGCAGATATTTGTATTCCAATGACGGAATAGTAAAGGGGGCAATAGATGATTTGGCTCGTTATTCGTTCCCGCTTATACCACAAGCAATTACTGATAACCCTGAATGGAATTTTAGTGCAGAAGAATATTTTAACGATTGGTCAGTTAATGCAGACCTTAAAGGCAGAATGCATTTTTACGATTTACAAAGGCTTGCTTCTATTTGTTTAGACAGAGATGGCGATGTAGGCATTATACATGTAGAAGACAACGATGGCGTTAAATTGCAGATCATCGAGGCAGACTTAATACAAGATCAGCCTAGAGATACATCTCGATTTGACCAAGGTGTAGAATATGACGCAAGGGGAAAAGCTGTAGCGTACAGCGTATTGGAAGATAATGACAGGCAAGACGAGTATAGAATTATTCCTGCGTCACAAATGTGCTTATTATTTGATCCTGAGCGTGCAGATCAGCAAAGAGGTATATCTTCTATTGCTCACGCAGTTGCACACATAAGAGATAAGAAAGAAATATTGCAGTATGAAAAAATGGGAGTAAAGAATTTAAGCTCATTTAGTGCAGTATTACAGAGCGATTATGACGAGCCTGATGAAGATGCATTTGGGTTATCTGAAATTGATGGTACCGACGCCGTAGGAAATCCTACGGAAGTTACAGTTTCGCAAATGCAATCAGGCGAAATACCTGTATTACGCAAGGGGGAAACTTTATCCGCTTTTCAGGGAAATCGCCCAAGTAGTACATTTCAAGGTTTTTTAGAATTTCTTGTTCGTGAATTTGCCGTAGGGTTAGGTATGCCTTACGAGTTTATATGGAATCCACAATCTTTAACTGGTCCAAGCCAAAGATTTGTTATGGGCAAGGCACAAAGAAAATTTGAAGAAAGGCAAAGATTGTTCGGAAATGTAGTTAAAAAAACATGGATGCAAGTAATTGCACGGGCAGTTGATGAAGGGGCATTGCCTGCACAAGAAGGGTGGCAGAAATGCAGAATACAGCCACCCGCTAGGCTTACTATAGATATTGGTAGAGAAAGCAGGGAAGAGAGAGAGGACGTTACTGCGGGGCTTATGTCATTAAGCCAACATTTTGGTCAGCGGGGATTAGATTGGCAGGGGGAAGTAGATCAGCAAGCAAAAGAATTTAGTTACATTATGGAGAAAGCACAAGAGATTGCTGACCAATTTAACATCCCTATTGATGTAGCATTAAATAGATTGGGTGGACAAGTTGCAGGCACGCAAGACCCATTAATTGATACACAACCCGAAGCAACTTCTTGACAAAGACGCTTTGTAAACAAATAGAATTATGGCATATACAAAATCACTACTCATTACCGATTTATTTCCTAACGGAGATTTTAATACAAGTACGCAAACTTTTGAAATTCCTTTAAGTGACCTAACTTCAGTTGGGTTAGACTTGACTGAGTCAACGGCAGAAGATGCAAGAAAGTTTGTATTAGCAATTTTGCAAACAATGCAAGCACGCCAAAATGCTATTAAAACTGCATACGATGCGTCAAAGGCTCACTCCGCATATGTTGAAGGTTCAGATTATGAAGCAGGCGATAAAGTACAATACGCGGGTAATGAGTGGGAGGCTGATGTTGCTATTGTAAACGCACCCGCAACCCTAGACACTGCTAGTTGGACAGAAAACAATTACAAGCAACCTGTAGATAATGCAACAGCAACACAACAAGGAATAGCTTGGTCAGCAGATGGATCGTCAGGAACGCAACGCCACACATTGACCGTTGTTTACTCTAATTCCTATGATGTTAAATCAGAGTAAGTGAGTAAATTTCTTGCACTACAAAGGCTGAATCAACCTTGGTTGATTAGCCATCAAATGTTTGGTCAGCTTCGTGATACTATAAACGCATGGGATGACAACTTGACTGCTGAAATGCCTGAGGAAGATTCTTATTCAGAAATAAATGGTATAGCATTGTTAAGCCTAAAGGGGACAATGATGAAGAACCCAACAGCAATTGAGCGTGTATTTCTTGGTGCAACTTGCACAGGACAATTATGTGCATCAATCAATGAGATTGGGAAAAACCCAAACATAAAAGGAGTTTTATTAGATGTAGACAGCGGAGGTGGAAGTGTACAAGGAGTAATTGAAGCATCAGAAGCATTGCGAGGTTTGCACGAGCAAAAGCCTGTCGTTACTTTTACCGATGGAATGATGGCGTCAGCTAGTTATTGGGTAGGTTCGCAAGCTACTACAATTGTAGCATCGCCAAGTGCTAGGGTTGGATCAATCGGTGTTTATGTCCCCGTAATTGATTACAAGGAGCAATATGCAGAGCAAGGCATTAATGTAGAAGTTATTACGAACAAAGATGGCATATACAAAGGTGCTGGTTTAGAAGGAACTTCGTTAACTGATGAGCAAAAAGCACAAATACAAGATGAAGTAGAAGATATTTACGGAGAATTTAAAAACTCAGTTTTGTCTTCTAGGTCAGTCCCTAGTGACGCTATGCAAGGTCAAGCTTTTATGGGAAAGCGTGCTACAGAAAAAAATTTAATAGACGCGGTTGGTGATTTTGAAGACGCAATATATTTATTGGGTCAAGAGATGAAAAACAGGGCATAGTGTTGACAAAGACTCTTTTGTAATATGAGCGATGTAAAAAGTATTGTAGCGGAAAACGAGGAGCTTAAAAAGTTACTCGATGACACCAAGGAATCTTTAAAAGGTTACGAAAAAGATTACGATGAAATTTGTGAGGAGCTTGATTTAGTCAAGGCAGAATTAGAAGCCCTTAAAACAGAGTCTGCATTAGAAGAAGAGGACGAAGACGCATCAGACGACATGGAAGATGCTGAAGATGATGAAATGGAAGCTAACGAGGAGAAAGCCTCAGAAGAGCCACAGGAGTCCGCAGAAGAGGCGCAGGCTAAAGTTTTAGCTAAGGCATTACGGCAACTCGGAGTTGTTGAGCCTGTAGTTACTAAGCCCAAAGCACAAAAAATGAGCAACGAGGAAGTGCTTGCAAAATTTGCATCAATCACAGACGCAAAAGAGCGTGGAGAATTTTACGCCAAAAACAGAACACAAATATTTAACTAATACAAAAAATGGCTAATTCATTCGATACCGTAGCAGTTGATGTAATCGCTCAAGAAGCGTTAACTCGACTTATTCAAAAACTTTCATTTGTAAAAAGCATCCACAAGGATTTTTCTACAACTGCACTTGCTAAAAATCAAAGCGTAATTACGCACATTATTAGCGAAATGTCTGCTAGTGATGTAGATTTTACAGCAGGCGGTGGATATGTTTCCTCAACAGGAACTGATTTAATCCAGAGTGATGTAGAGGTTACCTTGAATCAACACAAGGCTGTTACCTTTACATTGACCGACGACGAGCGGGATGCATCAAGCATTGATCTTTTTAGTCGATTTGCTGAAGTTGGTGCGTATGGACTTGCTAAGGGAATTGTAGATACTTTAATTGGTTCTGATACTCTCGGTGCAGGAGGAGCAAGCATTACAAACACCGCCATCTCAGGTGGTTTAACAATGGATCAATTAATTGATCTTGGTGCAACTTTTGACTCCGCAGGTGTTCCTGAATCACAGAGATGGATTGTAGCTCACCCAAATGTTCTTGCAGAACTCGAAAAAGAAGTAACTGCTGTAACCAACTCAAGTTTTAGCGTTAACAGTTCAATTGTAGAAGGAGGCGTTAACCGCATTCGTGGATTTGATCTTTATTCTTACAATGGAGGTATTTTAACTAACACCGCAAGTTCCGTAGGAGCTATTGCAGG